TACTGTACATATGTGGTTTTTTATTGCCTCATGCATATAGTGTGTAATTACCTTTCGTGCAGCATCTTTAAATATATGGGCTTGCGCTTTTATAGTATCAGGTGCTGTATCACTTATCGAAACTAATCTATCAGTTGCCATATCTGCAACTTCTTCTACTGTATGTCCTCTATAATCTGTAGTTTTTACACCTAGATTACCTATTGATATTTCAAATTTATCTGTGTGCATTATGGTACTAATGGTTCTGGTGGTGTGCTGCCGTTTGATCTCTCATCAATAACCCACTCTTTAGGATTTTCTCTTCCTATAATTCCATGTGGTATCATTCTTTCTTGTATGATCTCTGAATAGTTACACACTGATAATTGTCCATCATCTAAATAAGAAACTATTGGATCGTTTAAACGATGATATCCGTATAGTTTATCTTTCATATCTACATTAGCATCTAATAAATTTGATCTAACAGCCACAGATACATCTACGTTTTTTTCCATACATTTGCCTAACCAATATTCACAACACGCTCTACCCATCTCTGCAAAATGTGCATTATTATTATAAGTAAAATCTGTACCAAACATACTTATTGAACCTACATTATTCCAATAAGCAAAAGCTATAGCATAAGCGACTGTGTTATTTAGATAAGCACATGATGTATCTTCTATTACACTTTTAATAGGATACTCCTCTACGGCTGGAACTCTTGCATCTAGTTCACAAGAATATATAGGATAGTCTATTTTAGGTAACTCTTCTCTCATCATTTCTGACATAGATGCTGCATCATCTGTATCAAAAAAACGAGACATAGGATCAAGTATAAATGCTCTATCAGCTTTTTTAACTACTCCTATCATTGCATTAATCACCCAAACTTCATCAAACTTCTTACTATGTAATTGTGATAAATGAAAATCTATTTGACTCATGCCCATAGCTACAATAGCTATGTGTTTGCCTTCTAAATCTAGTATTCTTTCTTTTAACATTATTGTTCCATTATCCTTCTTTGACCGCCTCTATAAGCATCTTTTCTATTTCTACCATCTTGTTCTACTACTAACTTATCTAATGCTTCTTTAAATCTAGTTTCATACAGACCAACTAAATCAGGCTCACCTTTCATAAATATATATGCCTCTACTAAAGAACCAAATAAAAGTACATCAGGTGCATTAGAACCCAACCAACTTGTACCATCTGATGATGCAGTAATAGATTGTGGCAAATGAAAATAATGTAACTCTACTGTGTAATTAGCATCAGGTGTTGGACCTAGTATAAAAAAACCATCATCGAATTGTGCGTAGTATTCTGGTAATCCTGTATTAGCAGAGGGTTTAGGATAAGCCTCTCTAATAAAATTAACATCTTTATTTATTAAAAAATTATAGTTACCATCTGAATCTAACACTGCCAATGAATAAGAGTATAAAAAATCATCTGGCACTCCAAGATATTGATTATTTATAGTTGCAGTAGCTTGTTGATTCTTTCTATAACGTGGTAATTCTACTGAACTATTTATTCTACTTTCAGCTTGTTTTATTAAAGTGGGAAGATTATTTACAAATGTGGTCTCTGTATTTTCAGTATAATCCTGTATTGCAGTTTTTAATGTAGTGAATGTAAATGACATTATCCTGTGGTAATTTTTAAATTACCTATCTCCCCTTTTAATACCATGTTACTAAGATTACAATCACCAAAAGCTGAGTTCCATCCACCTATAGGATTGAAACCAAATAGCCCTCTACTAGCCTGTAAGTCTGTTTGTGGTCTTGGATTCTTTAAAGCCTGTGGATCATTTAGTCTTAATCTACCTAGTTGTAGTTGTGGTTGATCTTTATCCAATACATCTTTACCTACTAACAATCCGGTGCGTTTTTGATTTTTAATTTGATTTCTTAAATCTTTTAAAGGATATCTGAAACCAGTTCTATCACATATACCGAATGCATGTTTACCTTTTGCGTATGGCATACTAATAACCTCCCGGTACAAATCTTACAGCTGCTTTCACTCTGTTTTCCTCCGATGCAAGCTTCCATTGTTCTTCATACTGTTGTTTTAAAAATGGAACTCTTTGTGCTGCTTCTGGATTTTTCATAGCTAAGTAGTAAGCAAGTCCTGACACAAGACATGGCAAAAATACTTTAGGTATATCAATAGTATTAGATGCCGGTGTTCCTGCATCAAATATTTGTCTTAGTCTGTACCAAACAACTTTATAAGTATTTGTGTCGTCTGGTATAGGATAAAGTGTAAAAGATGTACTGCCACTATCTCTATTGACTAATATTTCATTAGGTCTACCTTGATCTAATTTATTAGGTATATCAGCGTACTGTGAAAAAGATACTCTAGTTAAAGATGTGTCGCTCTGTGAATTAGTCTCACCATCACCTGTTCTTAAATGATGTTCTAATAAATCAATAGTATCAGCATCTAAACTATACGTAGCAGTTCCAGCAGTTAATGTTGTACTACCTGATTCTACTTGCCATAAGTTCAAACCTCTGTTTGCCCACTCAAGCATCATAAGATTTATACTACGTCTTGCTGTACGCAAATCGTATCCGGTTCTCATTTCTAAACCAGCTAGTTCAAAAGCCTCTTCTGCTGCTTCTGCTATATCTAAATCAAAGTTATTAGTAGTGGCTGTTGCCATAGATTATTTCTTTTTCTTTTTACCCATACCGCCTTCGTGATACATAGGCATACCACCACCAGCCATTTTGTACATACCACCATCACCAAATTTTTTAACAAGGCTATCTTGATAGTCATCTACCTTTCCACCTTCGTCAAACTTGATAATCATATCTTTACCTGATTTTTTCATTTCCTTACGTGCTGCTTTCATACCTGCATCATCATATGGAAATTTCTTTTTACCTACATTTGGCATATTTTTTCTCCTGTTGTTTAAACATGTTAATTTATTTTAAGGTTCAAATGTTCCGTTATCAATTAATATTTGTCTATTCTTAAGATGTTCTGCTTCTATATCGTCTTTACTTTGTCCAAAGTATTTTACTGCTAAATATTTGTCAACCATTTGTTCATTAATGTTTACATCATCTACTATAACTTCACCTAATACTCTTCCATATTTTCCTTTTGAATCTTTCAGTTTAGTTTGTATTACTACTTTATCTCCATTATCAATAGCTTCTTTTAAAAAATGCGCAGCCATTTTTCCTCTAGCTTTCTCATCTTTGTTACGAGTACGTGACTCGGGAGTATCAATACCATATAAACGCACCCTAGTGCTATAAGAAACATCAAACCCAAGGTCCAATATGACATCCACAGTATCTCCGTCCACCACCCTTTTAACTTCACAAGAATATTCATACATCACCTATACCTCTTTGATATCTTTGCAGCAGACTTAGGTTGTTTAGAAAACTGTTTACCTTTCTTAGTATCTGCTCTTTTCTTTTTAGTTGTTGCTGCATATTGCGCACTAGACATAGCTTTTATAGCTTTTTCAGGAAGATATCTTTCTCCTGTTTCAGACGACTTCTTGCCTGACTTAGTACGCCATTTTTGTTTCGTCCAATCTTTAAGACTTTTTTGACTTTTTGCTATTGCCATGAGACTTTCTTATTGAGTCTTTACCCTTTTTAAATATATTAGAGACCTCAGATTTACCCATAACTTTCGATCTTTGCTCTCCAACTGTAAGTATTTGTATTTTTCTGGCAAAAGGTTTTTTAATACGTTTGACCTTTGCAACTGTTTTCCTTGCATCTGTAGGTGTTGCAAATTTAATGGGTACTGTATCTTTAGGATTTTCATCTGTATATAAACGCCTTCCGCTTCCTTTAGGTTTTTTTCCTGTTCCTTCTTTTGGGTCTCTACTTGCCAACTTTCTTTTGTGCTTTTTTATGAGACTCTCCGAAGGTAGCACCTTTCTTCATATCATGCACCATAGCTTTTATGTGTTTACCAGTATGGTGTACTGAATGACTTTTCATAGCTTTCTGTTGAGTTTTGTTTAAAGAACTAACATCAACTCCTTTTATTTTCATGGCTTTACCTTTAGCTTTTTTCATCATTATTTATATCCTCCGCCTTTGGCTTTGTATTGTTTTGCTAACATTTGTGCTTTTCTAGCACTCCATTGTCCGGGTTTTCCACCTTTACCACCTGCCTTAATACGTTTAAACATCTTCTCACGCATACCCGGCTTGGTATAGTTACCGGCTTCATTTACCCTAGATTTCTTTTTTTTACCTGTCATTTGTTTTTTTGTTTGAGTTCTACTAATTACCATTTAACTTTATGACTCCAATACCTAGCACTAAACTTATCTGGACTTGCATCTTGTGCATTATGTCTCGCATAGTAGGACTTCTTACGTGCTTTGTCTTTTTTAGACTTAGGATTTTTCCCAGCACCTTTGACACCTTGCTGTCCAAAACGTATTAGTTTAGTCTTATCACCTTTCTTAGCCACAACAACATGCGACTTCTTAGGATGATTAGGAGTTCTTTTAGGTTTGTTATATCCGCTAACCCCTGCTTTTTTCAACTTAGGGTCTTTAGCCATCAATCCTCACCTTTAAATTTTTTGCTCTGTCCTGAAGTGCCTGCGTATATTCCAAACACTGCTGCCATTGCACCCACGACTATAGATACTAAACCAGCTTGTTCTAAGTTTGGTTCAGGTATATCCATAAACCAAGTAACAACTTTGTAAAGCAATATGATATAAACAGTAACAAATGCTCTAGGAAATATTCTCCATGCGTCAATAGTTCTAGCTAGATGTATCCATTTCTGAAAAGGATTATCACCAGCACTATTTGCATTAGCATCTATCTCTACTTCAAGATTTATTTTTTTCTTTACAGATTCTTCAATCATATAAATTTAATATATGCTACTGCTACAGAAACTAGACCATACAGACCCCACAGCATGTTTTCTATTCTTAAAAACTTCTTACTACCTTCATCGAGTCTACGCTCTATGTACTCATAACGTAGAGCGTACTCTCTTTCTAAACCACTTAAACGTGCTTCTAAAGGTAATTTATCAGTTTCTACTGATTTAGACATTACGCTGTATTAGCTTTTACGTAAGATTTACTTGCATAAATAATGATTGTGTAACTGTCTCCACTAGAGTGTCCAACAGTCGATAATAATAAATCACCATTTTTGCCACTACCGGCATTATTAAATATTCCCGGTAAGCTTTTACTGCTCCAAGTAAAATCCCAAGTATCTGTTTGATCTGCCCCAGCCTCTAAAATAAATTGATTTGATGTAGCATTCCAAAATAATCTGAAACCCATACCTACATTACTAAACCATATTCTATTTATTGTGATACCAGAACAAGCTTGACCATTTCTACCAGAAGTTAAAGCAGACACATCTACTTTAGTGACATCACTTTCTCCAGTGCCATCACTAATGTTAGTAAGTTTTACAACTAAATTCTTACCAGCATCATCTAAGATAGTTTGTGTTGTTACTGCATCAGCCATTATAGACCTCCTTAAGCGTCAGCAAATGGAGTTACTACAGTACCGGAAGCAAGGACTATACCTTCTACTGCGTACTTGGCTGAAGCTATTGCTGTAACTCTAATGATTGTTCCAGCTATTCCGCCTTTAGTAGTACCATTTAAAGTTATAACATCATTACTAGCACCTGAGAAAAATGTTTTACCTGCTGCATCGCTTTTACCCATATATAGTCCA